TGTCCTGACCCTGCACCATCAGCGCGACCGCACGGCCAAGCTCACCGCTGATCCGCACGAAACTTGCATCAAAGGCCGCGAAAAGAGCCGCATTCAGGGCGCGCCCCTCGGGGGCTTCCGAGAACACCTGATAGGCCTGCATCTCTTCGTCCGAAAGGGGCTGATAGGCCAGCGCCAGATAGGGCCAGAGCCAGTCCTCGGTCTCTTGGCGCACCTGGTCTTCCTGCGCCCAAACCTCGGCCAGCATGTCGGACTCGGTCATGTCCTCGGTGAACGCGCCGCCCTGAGACATGCCCTTGTAAAAGGCGAGGTTGGCATTCAGCGCCCCCATCACGTTCATCTCGACCAGATCATTGGCGGCAACGAAGCGGCGAAGCGCATCCACACGCGGGGCACCCTTGGCCTCCATTGCGCCAAAGGCTTCCGTGGCAGCCTCCTCGGTCGCATCATCGAGCATCGCACGACGCGCCTCGATCTCAAGCCCGATGATCTTGCGCCCGGTGGGTGACGCAAAGAAGGCCTGCGCCTTCGCGGCAACCTCTGGCTTGTCGGCAAGCTCCGCCGAAAGGCTGCGCGTGAATTCCTCGGTCAGCCCGTCCGCCTGATAAATTCGCGTCACCATTGCAGACCAGTCAGAACCGCTGCGATCGGGAAACATCTCGTCCTTCAGCTGCACCCCATAGGCTTCGCCTTCTGCCTGCAACACCTCGGCAAGTTCGCCGATGCGCATGGCAGATACCAGATCCTGCACCTCGGGAAGAATCGCCGCCTGCTCGACCGCGCTCTCGGCAAAGGCGGGCGCGACACCCAGACCACCCTGCCCCGCCGAGGCCAGCCCGACGGCAAGCGCCATGGCGTTGATCCAGTTCATTCGCTGCATTCTGTATCCTCGGGCCGGAGCGCATCTCACCGAAACCTAATGGGCGGCACCGGGTTTGCCAAGGTTTCCGCCCCTGCGGGTCGCGGTGAATTCATCATAGTTTACATGCAGAAACGCATTCGTCCTCCAAGGCATTTACACGAAGATGAAAATTCCTTGAAAGTGGGGCTTGCGCCCCCCGACAACCTCCGCTAAATCCCCGCCTCACGACGACCCCTGACGCGGAGAGGTGGCAGAGTGGTCGAATGCGGCGGTCTCGAAAACCGTTGTCGGTTTGCGCCGACCCAGGGTTCGAATCCCTGTCTCTCCGCCATTTACCACATGTAAGCGCTTGTTTTAGCTAGGAAATCGCCGAACCGGCAATTTCCGATCCACCATTGCATCCCCCAGATAGATTCTGATCATTGAGGGATCTGGGCAACGCATCCAGATGGTCGATCATCGGTTCCATCAGATCGATGGCCAGCCCAAGAAGACGCAAGACATTCCGGGTTTGCGGGGTCAACTGCGTTCCTTCCATGGTGTCAAAGACCACCTCGACAAGCGCCTGCAGCCGCTGGCAGTAGATTACCAGGTTGTCGATCTGAGTCGGAGCGCCATGCGCGCCCAGAAGAGGCGGGAGGTCTTTCGTCGGATGGGGCATCATGCGCGGGCCTCCCTATCCTGCATCTCTTTCAGCATGGATTGCGCAGCTTCCAAACGATCGAGCGCCGCACGGACACCGACCGAAAGCGCCTTTTGCTCGGCAGTCTGGCTGTGCCTTGCGGTCATTCCGATCAACTCCACCAGCTGCGTGCCTTGATAGAGCTCGTCCATCGCATCGAGCAGATAGTCCATCTTGCTTGGGGTCATTGCACACCCCCGATCAGGCGCAGGGCGTGGCGCAGGTAGGTGGCAGCCTCAGAAATGTTGCGGTCACTCGGCCGAGGCGCGCTGATCGCATCAAGGGCCAAGGCAATGTCATCGTGCAGCTGATTGCGGCGCACGAGCGGAAGGGCAAACTGCCCCATGTCATGTTTCGTCATGGTTTCACTCTCGGTTCTGGCTTGCTACGGTCAACATTTCACTTCATCCGTCGAAAAGCAAGCGTGCCCTTCGGGGCAGCGGCTTTCTGTCATCCGAACAGCCGATCGAACCGCTTCACCGTAAGGTATGGACGCAGTGACCGCTTCCAGCAGGCTCTCGAACAGAACCGGGTTTTCCTAGCCTTCGCGGTGAAGGTTGCCCCACAGCATGCGCACCGGATGACAGAGCGGGGCATCCCAGGGTTTGGGGGCTTGTTCCTTCCAGCTGCGAACAGCGATGCACCTGCACAGGGGTGCGAACAATAGACCTGGGCGACGGTTAGCGGGTGAAAGGTCTTCCTGCACCATGGGCACTGTCTTTCAATCTTCAATCTGTTTGCCGGGTTCTTGGCACTCTTGCTGCATTTCTTGCTGCAGAACTTCGCACCCCGAAACCTGCTGAGCGGTAGCTCCCCAGAACAGATCAAGCATCGCCTGCCGTTAACCTCCTCCAGGCGAGCCGTCCGCCAATCCTTCATGCGGGCGCCATTGCGGCACCGCAGGCCACAGTATTTGCGATCAGACCGCGATCCGTCAGGCAGAGGCTTGTTGCAATGCTCGCAGCGCGCCGTCAGATCCAGCGTGCCACGGTCGCCGCAACACGTTCCGCGCTCATCCCTTGCCGATAGCTCCACCGCATGCGTGATGCCGCGCCGCAAATCTCGCCGCAGAACTTGAAGTGTCCCTCGGGCAACGGCTTGTGACAGTGAACGCAGCGCGTCCGCTCGATCAGGGTTCCGGCTTCGATCGTCCATTCAAGTTGCCCCTCGTTCCAGGATGGTCTCGAAGCGCCGACGCGGCGGAATGCTGCCGCCAGAATGTCCCGCGTGAGCTCGTCCGCATCTTTCCACGTCCACCCCTGAAGACACAGGTCAGAGCGGATACTGGCCCGCAATGGCCCCTCCAGCCCCCACAGGCTTCCCGTCTCGCCCGCCTCAAATGCAAGGCGAATGGTATGCGCGAGGCTGTCCACCAATGCCCCGTAGCGCAGCGCTTCGCTCTGGTTCTTCGGCTTCTTGCGTGGTGCCATGCTTCACCCCAAGACCGCGTCGAGTAGCGCAGCGCTGATCGGGCGCTTCGACACGGGCGGCAGGGTCTTCACTCCTTCCGGCGCGGCCCTCGTCCTGCGGTGCGCAGCCTCCAGCCAGGCGGCATCCATGGCGAGGATGATCGCCACATGATGCGGCGGCAGGGGCAGCCGGTTCAGGCCACAGAAGGCCACGATATCGGCGGGCTGGATCGGGTTAGGCCCGACCGCGTGAAAGGTCCGCTGCGCAGACAGCCGGTGGAAAGCGTTCCACAACGGAATGCCAGCCTCGGGCGGGCGTGGCTTCTCGCCTGCGATGGATGCCTCCACCGCCGCGCAGAGCTGCGCCTTGAGTCTGCGCAAGCCGCTCACTTGCGCCGCCTCGGGTCGCGGGTGTAGCGCTGGATCCGGTCGGCCTCGCTCCGCTCATACTGAGCAAGCCCCGCCTGCGTGACCTCCCTCGATTTCTTTTCGACGGCCACCTCGAACAGCGGCGAAGGCTGAACATTGACATCGACCTTCACACTCTGATGCCCGCCAGACTGCCCCCTTAGCGCCGCCTGAGCCTGTTGCACGTTCAGGATGGCTCCGTTCTGCGAAGGCACGAAGACCTCGCTGCGGGGCGTGCCCTCGTTCACCAGATAGGCCCCGCCACGCTGGACGCCGCCACCACTGGCCCGCGCGCCAGTAAGGCTACCGACAGCGCTGAGAAAGCCACCGCCGCCCATGCCCTCGATCAGCTGGATGGCGCCGCGCATCATCATCATGCGGGCAATCTCGCCGATCAGATCCGCGACCGCCTTCTTGGCCGCGTCGGCCCCGTCGAGAGCCGCGACAAAGATGCCGCCGATTGCGTCCGCGCCCCGCTCGCTGGCCTTCTCGACCTCTTTCATCCGATCGGCTGCCGCTTCGGCCTCGGCCCCTGCGAGGGCATAGGCGCGGGCCTGCGCCTCGATCTCTGCCGTCAGCTCGGGCGTGATCTCTTTCCCGGCTTCCTGCGCCGCTGTCATCAGCTCGGCTTTCGTGCGGGCATACTCGACCATGTCGCCGAATTGCTGGCCCGCTGCCGCCGCTTCCAGATAGGCGGTCGTCTCGGTCTGCAAGGCGGCCGTCTCGCGCTCGATCTGGGCAATAGCCTCGGCATAGTCGTCAACCGATCGGCCACCACCTCCACCACCGCCGCCACCTTTGCCGGTGTCAGGATCCGGCACGCCAAGCTCAAAGGGCCGCGCCCTGGGGCGCTCTGATGCCTTGGGCGCCAGATGGCTGGAATTGGCGAGAGAGCCTGCGCTGGCCTCACGGATGGCCGCGCCGCGATCATCCTCCGGCGCCACGCTGTCCCCCATGCCTGCGGCAGCCTTGAGCCAGCCATAGAGCTGCGAGACCTTGCCAGCCACCGCCGCGACCACGCCGCCCAGCCGTTCCACCTCCGAGATGGCACCGCTAAAATTCACCTTGTCGGCATCATCGAGGGTATCGAAGGCCGTGCGCGCCGACCGCTGCAGCTCGTCAAGTTTCGTGCGGAAGGTCTCGCCGTCGATCGTGCCCGCGTCGAAGTCATCGGCCAGTTGCCGCATTTCCTGCGAGGTATTGGCCAGCACCTCCCAAAGCGCGTCCAGCCCATACATGTCCGCTTCGCCAGCGGCCTGCGCCATGGCATTGGCCGTGCGCCGGGCTTCCTCGCCAAGGGTCATCCATTCGCCCTTGAGAAGGCCGAGGCTCTCCACCTGTTCGTCGGACAGGTCGCCCGCCTCTTTCAGCTGCTCATAGACCTCGTCGCCAAGGATGTGCCGACCCTCGGCCTCATTGAAGATCTCATCGATCCGGCTTTCCACGATGGCAAAGGGCAGATCGGCCAGCGCGACGGCTGCGGTCTTGCCGAAGGTGGCGACACGCTCCGTCAGCAAGCCCCATTTCTGATCAAGCTCTTGCGCCTTGATGATCAGCTGCTCGTCCATCACCCGCCCGACTTCATGGGCGCGCTCGATCGTTTTGCGAAGCCCTGCCTCGCCCTGGTCGAGAAGCTGGACGAATTGCTCGCCCCCGGTGCCGCCGAACAGCTCGTCAGAGATGCGGATCTGCGCCGCCTTGTCCATGCGCTGCAGGCGCCCGACGATCTCCAGCATCAGGGCAGAAGGGTCTTCCAGCCGGTCTTTCAGGTCAGTGGCCGAGAAGCCAAGACGATTGAAGGCATCCGCTGCCGATCCGCCGCCGGTCACGATCCATTCATCAGCCCGCAAGGACAATTCCTTGAAGCCATCCACCAGTGCATCAACGCTGATGCGGTTCTGATCGGCCACGAAGCTCCATTCCTGAAACGCTTCCAGACCGAGGCCCGCCCGCTTGGCCGCGTCTCCGACCTCGCCGATGCCGCGCAGGGTGGCGCGCAGATTGGTGGTGATCGAGCCAAGGGCAGCGGTGAAGGCCCCGACCGCAAGGCCACCGATCAGGCCCTTGCCGAAGGCGCCGATCGATCCGTTGATGCTGTCCAGCGCGCTGCCGATCCGGCCAGAGGCCCGGTTCATGTCGGCTTCCATCTGCGCCGTGGCGGCTTTGGATCCGCGCCGCAGGCTCTGATAGGTCTTTGTGCCCCGGCCCTCGGCCTTCGCGAGCCGCTTCTCAAATTCGTTGATGCGCGCTTCCACCAGCACCACAAGGCGCTCGTCGGCTCCTACCGCTGCATTCATAGCCGCCCCTTTCAGGTCATGTACATGTCGTCTGAGAACCACTCGGCTGCGGTCACGAATTTCTCGCCACCGGCCGCAGCCCGCGCGACAGCCATCGCCGCTGCCACTGCACCGTCGATCTTGTTCCCGCTCTTGCCCTTGTGAAACATGCGGTTCCCGGCCTTGTCGGTCTCCACCTGCACATTCGAGAAGTTCCACCGCAGAACCGGGTTACCACCGTGCCGCAACTGCCTGGACAGGATCACCCGCTCCAGCTCTTTTACCGCGGGGGCCATCGAAACCCATCCCTGCCGAAACTCCACTGCGGGCAGGCCATCCTCCACAAGATCAGCCATCATCGATCGGCCAAAGGTCGGGTCGAATGCGACTTCCTGCACATTGAAGCGGGCGCAAAGCTCCCGGATCTGGCCTTCCACGGCGCGCAGATCGACCGTGTTTCCGGGTGTCGGAATGATGTGCCCGGCCTCAGCCCAATGCACATAGTCAACCCCGTGCCGTTCACTGCGCGCCCGCAGGTTATCTTCCGGGCAGAAGAACCAGGCTTGCACCTGATAGCCTGAGCCATCGCGCCACGCGGCAACAATAACTGTCAGGTCTTCGTTCTTGGAAAGGTCGACGCCAAGCCAGCACGGAACCTGTTCGGCTTCCAGCTCTTCAAGGTCGATCTCAAAGGCGCCCTCGTCATAAACATGCATCTCGACGAATGGCGATGTGGATTGATCGAGCCAGCGGTTCAGGTTGAACTGGAGGAAGCTGTCGCGGTCGAAGGGAGAGTGTTCGGCCTTTTTCGCCTTGTCCCGGTAGGCATCAATATCAGGATAGCCGTGGGCCAGACCCGGATTGACACCGAACCAGAGCTGTTCATCCTGCCAATCATCTTGCGCTTCCGCCATGAAGATCACCGGCAGCGTTGCCGGGTCTTCGATCTCCCCCTTCTGAACCTTGATCGCATATTCGACAGTCTTCCATGCTAGGTTTTCCTGACCTCGTCCCGAGGTGCTTGCGACCAGCATCAACGTGCCCGGCACCTTCACCAGTGCCGAATCCAGCGCCTCCCATTGCTTCATGCCCGCGCGCCCTTCCCAGGCGTGCAATTCGTCGGCGATGACTACGTTTGGCGTCTTGCCGTGCTGCGTCTTCCCATCCGATGCGATGGCAAGGTATCGCGTCCCGGCCCTCTGGCAGGCGATGCGTGACTTGTATTCCGAGATGTTGAGGTGCTTCGCGAGACGATGATCGTTGTTCACGATCAGGGCAGCCTCGTTGAACAACTCCATCGCCTGTTCATGCGCGGACGCGGCCGAGATGATCAGACCACCCGCCTCACGCTCCGGCCCTACCAGGTGCAGGAGATTTATGCCGGCGCAGAGTGACGTCTTCCGGTTGCCACGCGGCAAGAGAAGGATCACCCGCCGCACGATGCGTGAGCCGTCTTCATGGCGCGGACCGTAGATGCGCCGAACAACCCGCTCTTGCCAAGGGTCCAGCTGAAAGGCCCGGGCGGGCAAGCGGCTCTTTGGGTGCTTCAGCGCCCGCAGCCACTCGACTGCAAGGGCACCGCGCCCGAGGGGGTCGGGAATGTCGCTGTCATCATCAATCCACGCCGGGCGAAGCATCAGTTACCCCAGCCGAACAGATCGTCGTCACCGTCATTATCCTCCACGGTCGGACGCGATCGTGACACCGGCGTGCAGCCCAGCTCGGCCGCGAGAAGGCGCGCGCGGGTCATCGCGTCCGACTGGATCGCCACGGCCGGGTTCTTCCGCATGCCGGTCAGGCAGGAGTTGCCTTCCTTGTCGAGCTTATAGACCTTCTGCACAGATCCGAGGCGCTGGATCTCCCGCTCCATTTCGCGAACGGTCCCCATGGCCATGCAATAGTTCTCCACGCTCCCGAGATCCGCTTCGGTCAAAATGCGCCTTTGCGCCAGGATCGGCACGATCCGGCGCCACTCTGCTTTCGCGTCCTCCGACAGCCAGTCCGCAGGCGGCATGTCTTCCAAAGCGTCACGCTCGATCTTGATGTGCGGCTTGACCCCTCTCATGGGATGACCCTCACACAGCGCAGCTCGAGCCCGGCGCGATGGCCGAGGGGTGCAATTTGTTTGATGTTGAAGGTCTGGCCGTTCCACAGCACCCGGTCGGCATTCGTCACGCCCTCAAAGAACCGGGCGCGGAAGATCACAAGCTCTTCGTCCGATGCCCCGAAGGCGCGGATCGCCTCTGCCGTCGATTGCTCCACCTTCTCAGCCCTGAGCCGGGCAATGATGGTCCAGGTATCGGCAGGGGTGCCCGCGTCGTTGATCGTGGTGGTGGCCCTCTGGATTGCGATGGCCTCGCGCAGCTTGCCCGACTTCATGGCGCATCCCCCGAGACCAGAACCTCGACAGTGACCACGCCGTGCGATGTTTCCCCGTCAGGATCGCGCAGGAAGCGCTGAGAGACCACGCGCGCATCGGCACAGTGCAGAGGCGCAGGAAGGGCAAGACGCCCGCCATGGATCGCCCCACGCACTGCAGCGGCCATCGTCTTGACGCCCTCCAGCGACTTCTCACGCTTCCAAAGGTGCAGGGTATGGGTCACGCGCACATGCGCCCGGCGAAAGCTGGTGCCCTCGTCTATGGCCTGGCTATCCCCCAAGATGATCGACGGCATCGGCGCAGGGCGCTGGTTCACGTCGAGGATGGATGTTGCAGGCACCAGCGCGACCACGGCAGGCGTGCCCACCAGTCGCGCGCGCAGGGCCTTCTGCACTTCCAGATCGGCAGTCATTTCGCCTCCTTGATGGCCTTGCCGATTGCGCGCTTGATCCGCTTCATTGCCTCATCGCGACCGAGGCGGAAGCCCGGCCAGAAGAAGGCCTGCGGATTGTGGCGCGTTGTTCCGTATTCCTGCAGGTGCGCGTATCTCACCTTGGGATTGCCTGCGGTGATCACCGCCGCATTCTCGGGCACCACGGTCGCGCCACCCGGCTGCGAGTAAGGCGGGGTTGTTTCCCCCGGTCCCGTCACCACGATGCTTGTCTTGAGATCCGGGGCGCCGGTCTTCGGATCATCGGGCGCGAGCTTGCGCATGATGTCCGCTACGTCCTCTGCCGCCCGCACCAGGGCGGGCGCGACGGCAGCCCGCGCAGCCTTGGGGATTGCGCGCATCCTGCGTTGAAAGCTGGCAAGGCCACCGTCCGCGCTCAAAAGGTATACTCCCGGTATTCGGCCACGATCTCCGCCACGCCGAAGGGCATGGGGTGCGAGGCATCGCCGCCCGCTTCCCGGTTTTCAAACCACCATGCGGCTAGCTGCTTCACCGCCTCGCACAGCGCGGGCGGCACGGGGTCTTGGCCGGTGCCGCCGAACTCCTCTTCGATCTTGAAGCCCAGAAGCCGCTCGATGTGGTTTTGGGCCGCATCGATCTTGTCTTGCAGAAGCACCTGGTCTTCGCCCGGCGCGTCATCCGTCAGGGCCAGCTGATATTTCATGTCCTCAAAGGTGACGATTGCCATGTCTCAGTCCTCGCTGCGCCAGGGTTCGGAAGTCATCTGCAGATCGGCCTGCAGCTTGATGATCGCGTTCGCGCTGTCGAAGACCTCGGACAGCGACACCACCAGCGCGCGCCATTGGCGGCTAATGGTCTCGCCCCGAAGGACGATCCGAAACGCGAAGTCATCGATCGAACGGAAGGCATCGCGCAGAAGCACCTGCCCCGGATCCGCAGGATCGAGGCCGAAGACCAGCTGCACCACGCCGGGCGTCTGAATGCCCTTGAAGGGCCGGGTAATCGTGTCCTCACAATCCGTTTCGTCATGGAGCTCCCATTGCCCGCCGACAGAGCCAATCGCCTCGGCCTCGCCGATCTCCACCCACGCCCCACCTGGCACGCTGCCGGG